GTAGATGTCGCTAATAGTTTGTTGATTCGTAAGAATCAGTTGGCGATAGCGAAATACAAGCAGTCGGAGCGAAGCCGATAACTCACTTCAAGCCACCACTGTCCAAAGCAACTACTCACCGGGAGATACCCAAATGAAGTATTCGGACACACTCAAAGAAAAGCGTTCGGCTCTGCTCGCAGACGCTGATGGCTTCGTCGCCGCCGCACAAGCGGAGAAGCGCGACCTGACCGCCGACGAGGACAAGGCAATCGCCGCCAAGTTGGATGAAGTGCGCGACCTTGATGAGCAAATCAAGCGCCACGAAGAGTTGGAAGCGCGTCAGGCCAAAGCGGCTGAGGTTCGCGCCAACACGAAGATTGAATCCGCTGTGACCTCGGTGAAGTCCGAGCCACGCACCTACGCACCCGAAGCACAGCACTCGTTCGTGCGTGACGCTTACGCGGCGCAGTTCAGCAACGACTTCTCGGCTCAAGAGCGTCTCGCCCGGCACATGGCCGAAGAGCGCGTAGAGCGCCGCGATGTCACCAGCGCAAACTTCGCTGGCCTCATCGTGCCGCAGTTTCTCACCGAACTCGCCGCACCGTTCGCACGCGCTGGTCGCCCATTCCTTGATGTCGCCCGTAAGCACGCTCTGCCTGCTTCGGGTCTGACGCTCAGCATCAGCAAAGTCACCACCGGGTCGGCAACTGCCGTTCAGACCGAAGGTGCGGCTGTCCAAGAAACGAACATGGACGACACCAAGTTGGATGTCTCGGTCGTGACCGTCGCTGGTCAGCAGAATGTCTCGCGTCAGGCTCTTGAGCGTGGCACAGGCATTGACTCGCTCGTGATGGCAGACCTCGTCTCCGCCTACCACACGAACCTTGACTCGCTGTTCGTCACCACAAGCGCGACCTCGCTCACGAATGTCATCACGCAAGTCGTGACCTACACCGACGCCAGCCCGACTGTCGCGGAACTGTACCCGAAGTTGCTTGATGCCGTTCAGCGCATCCAGACCAACTTCTTCGGTGGTCCGAACTTCATCTTGATGCACCCGCGTCGTCTCGCGTTCATTCTCGCCGCAGTGGACACCACGAACCGCCCACTCGCGGTTCCGACTCCGCACGGTCCGATGAACGCAGTCGCGACTGGCTCTTCGTCAGTCGTCTACGGCAACAGCGGCTACACCATCGCAGGCCTCCCGGTCATCACCGACGCGAATGTCTTGACGACCAATGGCGCTGGAAGCAACGAGGATGTCATCATCATCGGCAACACGCAGGAAGCCCACCTCTGGGAACAGGGCGATGGCGCACCGATGATGCTTCGCTTTGAACAGCCGAAGGCCGCTGAACTTGATGTCACGATGATTGTGTACGGCTACTCAGCCTTCACCGCGAACCGCTACCCGAATGCGTTCGCTCTCATCGGTGGCACGGGTCTCATCTCCCCGACCTTCTGATTGACTTCCCTGAATAGCGGCGGCGGCCTCACCTGATTGTGGTGGGGTCGCCGCGCTGGGATAGTCTCTCTTGGTCGGAGGTCTTTATGGACAAGAAAGCATCGTTGATTCAAAGCCTGTTGGCTGAACGCGCCGGGTATGTTTCGCGTGGCCTTCACGCACGAGTCGCGGCTGTTGATGAAGTGCTGGCTTCTTTGGGTCAGCGTGAACTTGCTTCCGTTGAACCTGAAGTTGAAGTAGCAACCGTTACGAAAGGCAAGCGGCGCAAGAAGACTGAGAGCCGCTGATGAGCATCAACAACGGTTACTGTACGCTGAGCGAACTCAAGGCCGCGTTGCGTATCACGGACAACACCGATAACACGCTTCTTGAGAACTGTATTGAGGCCGCGTCTCGCCGTATTGACGGCTATTGCGGTAGGTACTTCTATCGTCAAACGGCGACTGTGAAGATGTTCGCGCACGATGACCTCTCGGTGTTTCTGCGTGATGACCTCGTTTCAATCACGACGCTCAGCACCGACGATGACGGTGACGGAACCTTTGAAACTGTCTGGACAGCGAACACGGATTATGCGCTTGAACCGTATGACGCGAACCTTCTCGGCATCCCCTACTTCCGTATCACGGCCGTAGGCGGTAAGACCTTCCCGATGTTCACCGTTCCGCCTCTCCCCGGCGTTCAGGTGACAGGTAGTTGGGGTTATCCGTCTACGCCTGAGGATGTGCGTGAGGCCTGCGTTCTGCTGGCTATGCGCGGTTTCGCACGGTACAACTCTGCGCTCGGCGTTGTCGGGTTCGGTGATATGGCGCTTCAGGTTCGTGCCGTAGACCCTGATGTGCGCGACTTCTTGAATCAGTACCGCAAGATGGGTATCGCCTGATGGCGGCTACTGCGTCGGAGGTCTTGACCGGGTTGAAGAACAGGCTCGCGACTATCAGCGGCCTGAAAACCTTTAGTTATCAGCCTGCGAATATCGTTCCGCCGTTGGCGTATCCTGTGATTACGCAGGTGAATTATCACCGCGCGATGGGCGGTGGCCTCGTCGTGTTTGATTGTGTCGTGTATGTGATAGTCGGTAGGTGGACTGATGACCGCGCCAACGCCGACATTGACGACTATCTGGCGTTCTCAGGCACGAAGTCAATCCGCGCCGCCATTGAAGGAGACGAGACGCTCGGCGGCAAGGCTCAGAGCCTTACGGTTGCTTCTTCTACGGACATCACGGCACTTCAGCAAGGCGATGCGGAATATCTACAAATCGCGACACAAGTGACTGTGAACGGCTAGTATGTCGGATATGAAACAGTTCAAAGTAGTTTCTTCACGCCTCGCGAATCACCCGGCAGGTTCAACTGTGAGCGAAAGTGACCTCGCTGATGCTAATGTAGAGGCGCTACTTGAAGGCGGCCACATCGCTGAAATCGGTAGCAAGGTCAGCAAGAACAGTAACGACAAACAACCGAAGGTTGAGGAATAACAAATGCCTATCATCGCATTCAAAGATGTTCAAGTCGGAATCAACGGCGTGAACCTTTCAGACCGCACGAACGCCGTCACGCTCACTTACGAAATTGAAGCGCAAGACGCAACCGTGATGGGCGGCAACCGTGCCTCAGTCGGTGGTATTCAGAACAACACGCTGGAAGTAACTTTGTATCAGGACTTCGCCGCAACGGAAGTGGAAGCAACGATTTATCCACTCGTCGGCACGACAACTACTGTTACGGTACAACCGACCAGCGGCGCGAACTCAGCACAGAACCCTTTGTATTCTCTGGCAGGTTGCTACCTGGCCTCGCACACGCCTATTGCGGCTGGTGATGTCGGTTCAACTTCACCTGTAACACTTACCTTCACTGGTGGAACGCTTACCAAAGTCATCGTTTAGTAATCTTCAATAACAATCAGGAGGCACGAAGTGAAGATTCAGTTGAAAGTCAAGTTCATTAACGGGCAGAGCGCCGATGTTGATGCGATGTTCCCTGACTTCATCGCCTTTGAGAAAGAGCGCCGCCGTAGCGTCGTGAAACTTGAGGCCGATATGCAACTCACTGACCTCGCGTGGCTTGCGTGGCATAGCGAGAAGCGGCGCGGCGCAACGGCTTTGAAGTTTGAGCCTGATTGGGTTTCAACGGTTGAAGCCGTTGAGGTGCGCGACGACCCAAAAGCGAACAGTTAGCGCCTGACCAGAACTCGGCGCATTGGCAAATCGCCGGGCTTGCGGTTGAAACGGGAATCGCACCACAACTTCTGCTAGAGGCAGGAGACGAAATGATTGCGACAATGTTCGCGTATCTACAGTGGCGAGCCGATAGAGCGAAACGCAGATGAGAGTAAGATAAACGCTTATGGCGGTTCCTTCAAGCAAGTATCACTTCAATATCGTTGTGGATGCGACGATGCTGAACGCCTTGCTTCGTGAACTCCGCTCATACGATAAGGATTTGTACAAGGAAGTCACCAAGAATCTGGTGAACTCGGCCGCACCTATCGCTACGGCTGTAGGTACGGCGTTCCCCGGTAAGCCGCCTCTTGAGTTCTGGCGCGAGAAAGGCCGTAGGCGTGGCGCGGCTCGTATGCCGCCATACAATCCGATGAATGTTCGTCGCGGTGTGAAGGCCGTAGTGCCGCGTATCAAGAGTAACCCGGTGGCGAATGTGAATACGGTCGGTATCTTGCGCCTACAACAGATGAACGCTGGCGGTCAGGTCTACGATGTCGCAGGTTCCGCGATGAAGAACCCGAAAGGTGACAGGTTCATCCAGAACCTTGATAAGCATCTGCGTACGAAGTCGCGTGGTAACGGCTTCCGTTCGCGCATTATGTTCCCATACACGAAGAAGCATCTGCCGTTGATTGAGAAGTCGGTGGCGTTGAGTATCAAGGCGCAGAACTCTCGTATCCGCGCAAGGCTCGTTCAGGGTAAGGCTGAATAGGTATGGCACTTGGCGTAGATATCATCTCAGCGTTTGATGGCTCAGGCATCAAGAAAGCGATTGAAGAGTTCAAGACGCTGGAGACGACGAGCCAGAAGGCTCAGTTCGCGATTCAGAAGGCCGCCATTCCTGCGGCGGCGGCTCTCGCCGGGCTTGCGGCGGCGGCAGGGTTCGCGGTCAAAGCGGCCATAGCAGACCAGCAAGAGCAGGAGAAACTCGCGCTCACCATCCGCAACACTACGGATGCGACGACAGGGCAGATTGAGGCGAACGAGGAATACATCGCGAGCCTCGCGGCTTCTTCAACCTTCACGGATAGCGAGATGCGCCCAGCGCTGGAAGCGTTGGTGCGTACTACAGGTGACCTCAGCACCGCGCAGTCTTCGCTCAGGTTGGCGATGGATATCTCGGCGGCAACAGGGCAAGGCCTCGTTGAAGTCTCTTCAGCGTTGGCTCGCGCCCACACAGGGAACTACCGCGCACTACAGATGCTCAGCCCGATGTTGCGCGACAACATCAAGGAAGGCCAGAGCCTTGACCAAATCTTCAAGGAACTGACGGACACATTCGGCGGTTCCGCAGAGGCGATGGGTGAAACTACGGCCGGGCAACTCACACGGTTGAAGAATCAGGTCGGGGAACTTCAAGAGAGTTTCGGTGTCGCGTTGCTTCCTGTTGTGGAAGCCATCGTGCCTGTGTTCTCGTCGCTGGCGACATTCGCGCAGAATAACCGCACCGCGTTCTTGGCTCTCGCCGGGGTTCTCGCAACGCTGTCGGCGTCAATAGTCGCGGTCGCGGCGGTCACGAAGATTTACACGACCTACCAGAAGTTGATGGCGATAGACACCGTGCAAGCGGTTCTCGCGTTGAAGGACGCGGAAGGCCAACTCACGAAAGTTGGTCAGGCTGTGATGGCGGTTGGCAAGGTATTCGCCGTTGTAGCCCTTGCGCAGACCTTCTTCGCTATCGGTAACTCGGCGATGAATATGGGGCAGAAAATTAAGGTTGCGACCGAAGAAGTGATTATCGCTGTTGATGATATGGCGATGGGAACGGCGCAAGATACGGCGACGGTTGCTGAATCGTTCATCAAGACTGCTCGCACGATTCAAGACCAACTGCGATTGAACGATGTGTTCAACGAGTTCGGCCGTGACTTTCAGTTCGTCGTAGGTGGCATCAAGGTCAATATTGAGGCGGCGGATGAAGCGTTTGAGAACTTCCTGAATCAAGACCCGAACCTTGCGCAGAAGATTATTGATGGGTTGAAGGCGCAACTCGCGGTCACCGACCCGACGAGCCGGGCTTATCAAGACCTGACTGATGCCATCGCTCGGTATGAGGCGCGGCTGAATACGGCTCGTGCGGCTCAATCGGCGTTCAATAGCGCGGTTCAAACGACACCAACTCTTGCGTGGAGTGCTGCGTTGGTGCGTCTTGAGACCCAGACGCAACGAGAGTTCAAGGCACGGTTGGCTTCTGCTGGCGCTATTGAGGAATGGAACAAGCAGGTTGAGCAGTCACGCAACAAGGCTTCTGGTGCGGCGAAAGAAGTAAAGACATTTCAGGAGAAACTCACGGAGTTCACTTCTGCTTTGAAGGGTAGTTATGACGCGCAACGGTCAATGACTGCGGCGACGAGGTCGCGTGAGGCGGCTGAGCGTTCTCTTACGGAGGCCACCGCGAACGCGAGCAAAGCGCAAGAGTATTTCAACAAGGTTGTGAAGGGATTCCCGAAGGACAGCAAGCAAGCGATTGACGCGACGCGACAGTATGAAGAGGCACAGCGCCGGGTTCGTGATGCCGCGCTATCGCAACGAGACGCAATCCAAGAGGTCAAAAACGCTGAGGCCGAACTACAGAAGTTGCGTGATATCAAGGCCGACCCTGAGAATGTCGCTGAGGCGGAACGGAACCTTGAGCGTTCTAAGTATGCGGTAGAGGAAGCGAACTTCGCGGTCACCGAAGCCGAGGCCGAACTCGCCGCGTTGCGTCTCAACCCCGAGTCTTCAGCGACGGAGATTCGCCGGGCTGAAATACGCCTCGCGGAAGCCAAACTCGCAGTCAGTGATTCAGTCGCGAGGGTCAAAGACGCCGAACTCGCGCTCAATGAAGAAATCAACCGTAAGGCCACCGCCGAAGAAATCGCGGAAGCGGAACGCAACCTTGAGAAGGCTAAGGAATCGGTAGTCAAACAAACGGAAGAACTACGAGATGCGACGGTTCAAGAGGCCGCCGCACAATCGTTTATGAATCAAATCTTGAACGGTGCTACCGAGGACACCGACGAATACAAAGATGCTCTACGGGAACTGACGGAAGCCAAACGCGAAGAAGAAGACGCTCGCATCAATGTCGCTGAAGCCATCTTGAATGAGGCGGAAGCCACGCTCGCGCTCGCTGAGGCACAACGCATCCTGAACAAGGTTCGCGCCGAAACACCAGCAAACATCGTTGCTCGCGGCCAAGCGCAACTTGAAGGCGTATCAACGAGCAACCCGGCGCTCGCCGCGCTCAATGCCGCCAATAACGGCCAGAACAATACGACCGTTATCAACAACAACATCACGGCAGGTATGGGAACTGACCCGGCTACCGTCGCTCGCGAAATCATTGATGTCTTGAAGTCGTATGAACGCGCGAACGGCTATGTGCCAATCGTTACTGAGTATCAAGTAGCGGTCTGATGGCGACAGTCCTGCCTTGGGGCGAGACGGTTACCGTCTTGATGGAACTCGGATTTCCCGTCAATGTGTTCACGCTGGACAGCGCCGCTGACGGTGTTCTTGATGAAGACTACCTAGATGGAACCCTGCTAGGTGACGATGTCTCCGCCTACGCGAAGCAGATATCCATCAACCGAGGCCGCCAAGACCAACTCGCCAACTTCTCGGCAGGTAGTTGCTCTATCACGCTGTTGAATAACGACCGTCGCTTTGACCCGACGAATGAAGATTCACCGTATTGGGATGTGCTGACCGGGCGTAGCGGTGTGACTCCGCGCCGCAAAGTGACCGTGAAACTCGGCGCTGAAACTCTGTTCGTAGGCCGAATCACCGATATTGACCTCTCCTACGCGACAGGTAAATCAACGGATATCTCGGATGTGGTAATCGGTGCGGCTGATGACTTCGTGCTGTTGGCGAACACATTCACTCAGCAAGACCGTATTCCCACGCAAGAACTATCAGGCGCAAGGTTGAACTACCTATTGAATCTGCCTGAAATCGCCTACACCGGGGCAACCGACATTGATACAGGAACCGCAACCCTCGGCAACTATGAACTCGCAACGAACACGAACGCGCTCACTTACGCGCAAGCCATCGCGACCGCCGAACAGGGGTTCTTCTTCGTGGCGCGTGACGGAACCCTCACCTTCACCGACCGTACCTCGGCCGCGTTCGCGACATCCGCAGGCACATTCACCGACAATGACGGAACAGGCATCAAGTATCAGAACTTGAGCATCCTCTACGGTCAAGAGTTCCTCTACAACAAGATTGTCGCAACTCGGCAGAACGGCACTAGCCAAATCGCTAACGATGCTGGTAGCCAGACGGAGTTCGGTATCAGCACCTTGAGCCTCGGTGACTTGTTGTTGGCGGATGATGCGGCCGCGCAGACCCTCGCGAACGACCTGCTTGACCTCTACGCGGAACCGGGTTACCGCTTTGACAATATGACCTTCCTCGTTTCAAGCCTCACTTCAGGCAACCGAACCGTAGTCAATCAATTAGAACTCGGTGACACGGTCACGGTTGAACGCAACTACCAGACAGGAACCCCGGCCACAGTCACGAAGTATCAGACCGTTGAACGCTTGACGCACCTCATCACGCCAAGTTTTCACAGGCTGGAAGTCGCGATGTCCGATGCCTATGTCCTGTTCCCATTCATCTTGAATGACCCGGTCTACGGCATTATGGATGCGGATAACGCACTCACCTAGTTGCTAGGATACGGATAACTATGGCTGGCGCTGGCGCGAAACTCTTCGTATCAGGTGATGTGCTGACTGCGGCACAGGTGAACACCTATCTGATGGACCAAGCCGTGATGCGGTTCGCTGATGAGGCCGCACGAACAGCCGCGTTCGGTGGAACCGGGGAGCCGACGCTCGCTGAAGGGATGATGTCGTACCTGATGGATACGAACTCAGTTCAGGTCTACAACGGCTCGGCGTGGGTCGCTATCGGTGGCGGCGCAGACATCCTTCAAGTTCAAGTATTCAGTTAGGAGACAATAGTGGCAACCTATTCAAAGATTGTTCTTTCGGGTTCAACCGATGGGCAAGGCATCCTCGTAGCGGCTACAGCGTCAAGCGGCACGACCGTTCACACCGCGTCAGCGACCGCAACAACTTACGACGAAATCTGGCTCTACGCGGTGAACACTTCGGCTTCCAATGTGAAACTGACGATTGAGTGGGGTACGACTACCGCACCGAACGGCAACATTGAACTCACAGTCCTGCCTGAGGCTGGCCTCGTGACGATTATCCCCGGCCTCGTCTTGAAAGGTAACGCGACACCTCTCGTCGTTCGCGCGTTCGCGGCTACCACGAATGTCGTCGTCGTTCACGGATTCGTAAATCGTATTGAGGCGTAACTGATGGCTACGGCTCGTCGGCAACTCGGTTATGTGTCGTCGCAGTCGGCGCAGTCTGTTCCGACTACTGCGACGCTGAGCGTTGATTATCTGCTGGTCGGTGGCGGCGGTGCTGGCGGTTGGGGCAGACAAGAAGGCGCAAACTTTTCTGGTGGTGGCGGCGGCGCAGGCGGTATGTTCACTGCTACTGACCTAATCGGTAAAGGCAACACTTACACGGTGACTGTTGGTGCTGGCGGCGCAGCACCAACTAGCAGCCAACAGCCTGCTCGTTATGGAACTGCCAGCAGTTTTATTCGTGCCGCCAATGGTGGTGCTGGTGGTCTTGCCAACATGGAAGGTGGGGTAGGTGGTTCGGGTAGTGGTGGCGGCAGATTGCGCGTTGGTGGCGCTGGTATCTCTGGTGAAGGAAATAGCGGCGGCGATGGTGCTAGTGATAGCGGCGGCGGCGGCGGTGGTAAAGGTGGGAATGGTTCTAACGGCTCAGGGAATACTGGCGGCAACGGCGGTGCGGCAAGCACAAACAACTACACAGGCTCATCTATTTCGTACAGCGGTGGCGGCGGCGGTGCTGGTGCAACGACGGGTGGAACTGGTGGAACTAACGCAGGTAACGGTGGTTCTGGCGGTGCTGGCAGTGCTGCTACCGCTAATCGTGGTGGCGGTGGCGGCGGCGGTGCTGCTAACGCTGCTGGTGGCGCAGGCGGCTCAGGTCGAGTCGTGCTTCGTGCGCTCACCACTTCGCTTGCGAACTTCTCGGTGACGACGACAGGTTCACCGACGACAGGCACAGACGGTTCTTACACCTACTATGCGTACGATGCCACTGGCTCGTTCAGGATTGACTGATTATGCGTTCTTATCTTGGCTATGTCTCATCGCAGACAACAAGCACCGTTCCTGTTTCGCCACAAACTCTCAGCGTTGACTATCTGCTTGTCGCTGGCGGCGGCGGTGGTGCTGCTGGTCAGTCATCTCAAGCAGGCGGCGGCGGCGGTGCTGGCGGTATGCGCACGATTACGGGTGAACTGATTGCGGCAAATAACACCTATACGGTTACTGTTGGTGCTGGT